CGGCGACATTACGGGTGACCGGCAGGGAGACTTTGGCGTCTACGATAACGTAGTGCTTGAAACAACTCGCAAGACCCTCAGTTTTGTGCACAACTTCATGACGGGTGCGGGCTTCCATACTGAGCGCATCTCGCGTGAAGTGATGTTCATGTCAGCCGGTGTGCTTGAGTATAAGAAGCTGCGCAAGGCTGGTGTCAGTGAGGCGGAAGCTGCCAAGCGTGCAGAGCAGAAGGCTGCGGACCTTACTATTGAAGCCCTGTTCGACTACAATGTGGACGCAAAGCCGATGGTGGCTCGTGGCCCTATAGGTCGCATCATCTTCCAGTTCGCTACCTTCACGATGAACATGTCCTCACTGCTCATCAGGAACTTCTACAACGCTGTGAGCCTTAGGTCGTCGCTGCAGGAGCGCCGGGACGCTTCGATCCTCTTCTTCGGCACGATGGCTACTACCTACATGTGGGCTGGTGCCACTGGTATGCCGTTGTACACCATGTTCATGGGGCTGGTTGATGTTGCCCGCGAACTGTTCCGTCCGCTGCTTGAAGACGAGGACGAAGACCCGCGTATGTATGACGCTGAGTCTGGTAACCCGCTGGCTTACGCTAGCATGGACCTCTGGTTCCGTCAGTGGTTCCTGCCGAATATGCTGGGTGGTGGCGAGTCACAACGCGCTGCGGAGATGGGGCCGATCTCAGCGTACACCGATATCAACTTTAACGCATCCTTGTCGCTTAACGACATGTACTTCCGTGACGAGCAGCCTGCGGATAACGTAGCCGATGCTATCCAGAACCTTATCATGCGTACTGGTATGGGTGCCTCTGGCAATATGGTTAAACAGGTTTCGCAGGGTATCGACTTGATGTTTGCCGGTGAGGGCCAACGTGCGGCTGAAAAGCTCATGCCGTACAACTTCCTGCGCCAGCCGCTTATCGCCCGTCGGCTTCAGGAAGAAGGGTATATTACCCCTAAGGGCGTAGAACTTAAGCCCGAAGAGTTTTATACTACCGGCAAGCTGATTGCACAGTGGGCTGGGTTCGGGTCCACCGAGGTCGCAGAGGCGCAGAAGCGCAACATCTTGTTCTCTCGTGTTACCGATAAGATCGACGCTACTAGGAACAGGGTCATGCGCAACCACGGAGATGCGTGGCTTGAGTATATAGCGAAACCGACCGCTGAGAACCGCGCCGCTTATGAAAAAGCTGACGAGCAGCTTACTGAGTATAACATGGAGTATGGACTCACCGATCCAATCACTACTAAGCAGTTGCGGGCGTCAACCAAGTCTCGTGCCGAGGAGCGCGAAGCGGCCAGACAGCTTGGCGGTATCCAGACGGATAAGAACAAACGGGCGCTGGCGCGAGACATGCTGCAGCAAGGGCAATAAAAAGCCCCCCAGTCGGTGCAAACTGGGGGGCTAGTAGCACCGGGGGGTGCCATGGAAGGAGCAACTTCCTGAGACAGTGTGATACTCACTGACGCCAGATACGTAAACCCCTAATTCCGTCGTGGATCACGACTTTCATCAAAATTTTTATCCGCAGGCGTCCGCAGACGTCCGTTACGCTCCGTTTTGCTGCCTCGATGTCGAGGCAGGGGAAGAACATCGACCTGCCTCTTTTGAAGGCCCGCCAGTCGATGTCGTAATCAATCCCCTCCACTCTCATTGGTCTGCTCCGCACTGTCGATGCCCACGAGGCCGTCAATGTTGAGGAAGCCGTTCACAGACGTATCGAACACCAGCGAGTAGACGCCCGGTGTGATGACCTTCATGCCCTTCGACAGCCGCTTCACCTCAGGCTTGAGGAAGATACCCTGCTTCTTAAGCTGGTTCAGGGTCTCCTTGTAGTTGATCTGCATGTCAACGCAGTCGTTCTTAAAGTGCTTCGCAGCGATGTACATACGGTGGGTATCTGGCTCGTAGCGTACCAGCAACTCACCCTTAGGCTCCAACTGCGGCAGCATCGGCATCTGGGTGCGCCGGTCCACGTTGTCGTTCACAACGAGGATGTTCTGCATGTGGCGGTTCAGGTAATCCCCGATGATGGTCGCAAGGTCGGTAGCTGGTGGCTGCACATCTTCGCGCAGGACCAACAGCATCTGGGTAGCCCACTTATAGATACGCCGCATATCCCAGTCGATCAGGCCAAGCTCCTTGGCGATCAGGCCACCAGTGATGTTCGCTGCGATGACTGCCGACCAGAAACGCTCCCGCTGCGTCAGCTTAAGTTCGCGGTCCAGCTTGGCTTGGATGTGCTGGAACGTCTCAACCACTTCCTTCTTTTTCTTGAGCAGGTAACCAGCGTAGATCACCCCCGCGTGGCCATAGTTACCGAACAACTGGTGGTCGAACATCTGCTTTGCATAGTCCACCTCAAGGACGTCGGAGTAGTCGATCTTATACTCCAGCATACGCATCATCTCGCCATCCGGCGTTGCCTTCGCCTTAATGAGCTTCTCGTAGAAGGATGCGTTCGAGGAGCAGAGGCTGATCGTCTGCCACCGTGTGTTGTTCACCCGCAGCTTGTTGCCGCTAGCCTCCATGCGCTCCTTGCCCTTACCGTTCGCCATTGCGTAAGCGAAGTCGGAGAAGGCCAGCGGAGCCATGTTGGTAACTTCGTCCACCGTGTAGGGCAGGTGGTTGTACACGCCGAGGCGCATGATGCTGGCGTTCACGGTGTCCTGTGGGGTCGTGCAGAGATGCTTGGGGTGGCCCCAGACGCTGTTACACATATGCAGGATGGTGGTCTTACCCGTGCCCGAGTGTGGGTGGATGACGTTGATGATGGCACCGCTCTGGCCCGAGAAGCGCAGCAGCGGTGCACCGAAGGCAGTAAGCGCAGCAAACGCATTACCCTCAAGCCCTTCACGCCCGTAGATGTTGAACACTTCCTTCCACTTTTCGAGGGTGCCAACGGCACCCATGTGCGCGGCAATCTGCTCAGTGGTTGACGAAGGGGGGCTGTAGAACACGCCCTCCACGGTGACTTCCTTGTCACCTACGATGAACTTGCTGTCGTTGTCGGCCCAGCCAAATTGAAGTCTCATGAGTTCCGCCTTTGGTCCATATTGGAAGGTGTTGATTGTGGAGATTAGATAGTCACAGATAAGGTCGAAGCGCTTCGGGCCAACCATCACGCCTTCGCCTGACAGGATTTTGCGTAGCTCCGCCTTGTCTGTGACCTTGTTGTTAGGGATGATAAACTCTTTCACACCGTCGCTGGGTGTGTGCAGCCGGATCACCGCAACATCGCGCTGCACTGGGTCGTGCATCCGCTTCACTACGTAGAGGTCGTGTTGGTAGACAAAGACCGGGTCGCCTTCGTCCTTGAAGGGTTCCCGCCAGATGCCGCCTTCCTTGCCGCGATAGAACGGCTTGGGGTACTCCGGGATGGTAATCACCTCCATTTCGCCTGTGCGTTCGTTGAGCAACTCCATCGTGCGATCTGCAACGGTGGCCCGAGGAACTGTCATCCCGAGGGTGATGGGGTTCTTGATCTTCCCGAAGTGGGGGCACCCGGCGCAGCCACCCGGATTGTTCCGTTCAAAGGTAACACAGTTATGTGGCTGCTCGATGTGAGCGATCTTTTGTACCGTCTTACCGGGGTCGTAGTCAGGATGCTGGTTCGACAGTAGGTGGATGGACTTGTCTGCGTCGTCGCAAAACTTCGCCACTGAGAGAGCGTCAAACCACCGAGGCTCGGATATAGTCGTCTGGTTCTGGTAGCAGTCGAGAAGCTGCTGGCACCCATCCCCCTTGGCGCTGCGCGTCATGATGCGCTTGAAGCTCTTGCCGATGCTATCCTGTAGGGATTTGCCCAGAGCAGTGAGAGGGCGCTTCGCTGGCAGTGGCTCGGTTGTGGGTTGTTTGACGCCAAGTAGGTTTACGAAGTCGTCGAAATCAGTAGGCTTACCCTCGTGTACTACAGATACTGCGCTAGCTGGATTGTCTTTGAAGTTCAGTGTTCCCGGTATACGAAGCACCCGCGACACCTCGAAGACCGATGGATCGACGTAGAGGTCGTGGGTTACGCAGAGTTCGCGCAGTCGCGCAGCGACAGGCTCCCACTGCTCCCGAGTCACTTCTGTGGTTAGCGGCCAGTATACGTGTAGCCCGCGCCCCGAGTTGATGAGGATAGGTTTGGGTAAACCGATGGTCCGACAGAACTTCTGTAGGGCGGCGAGGCCCGAAGCTTGGTCGATATAACCATCCGGTCTTTTGGTTTTCGGGTTTACTACTGCCTTGGTAGGTCCGCAGTCGATGTCCAGCCAGAAAGACTTAATGGCTTTGACGTTGCTCTTCTTCCGGCCTGATCCGTCAGTGTACTTCGCTACACCGAAGAAAACATTCCGCTCCTGTTGCACCATCAAAGCGGCAATTTCGTCTACTTCCTCGCGGGTCTCCACGAGGTACTGTTTGGTATTATCGACGCCCTTGATACCAAGCACGGCGAACCACCCCGAAGATGGCTGCACAGCGTTCAAGAGGTCAAAATGTGTCATGTGTACCAGTCAGCGAAAGCCACCCTCCGCATATGATTTAATACCGGTAAGCGTATGCCTTACGCGAACTGCGCGATGTAGGTCTCGATCAAGGAGATCAGCGCTGGCTGTGGGTTGGTTGTCCCTGCGAACCAGTTGTATACCGTCTGACGAGTAACCCCCATCCGCTGCGCTACCACCGTAACCGGGATGTTGTGCTTAACACACACCCGCCCGAGGCGGACACCCAGCAATTTGCTGGGTGCCCTCCGGTTAAGATCACGCAAGCGCAGGCTATAGCCTTGCGACATACTTAGTCCTCGTCATCGCCCCAAGCGTTCACGATAGACGCAAGGTCACCGGTCACAGCAGGGGCTTCTTCGGCGGCAGGCTTTGCGCTGCGCTTCACAGGCGCGGCCACCGGCTCGAACACTGCTTCTTCTTCTTCCTCATCCGGCTCAGCGGAACGAGTGATAGCGGGGGTAGGAGCAGGCTTAGGTGCTTCCTGCTTAGGTGCAGGCTTCGCCCCGTCAGTAGCAGCGACGGTAAGCTGCACGTACTTCTTGGTTTCGGGGTCAGCCTGTGCCGCCACAACCAGTTCATACTCTTCGTCGCTGATGCCACGCATCGGGGTGAACAGCAGTTCCATGCTGTCAGCGTTCAGGTCGTAGCTGATGTTGGTAACAACCGTGTCAGGGCTTTCGCCGTTACCCAGAAGGTACTTCACGTAGCTCTCGAACGGATGCACGTTGCCGTTGCCCTTACCAAAGAGCGACTTGGCAGGCACGTTGAACTGGTAGACTTCGCCAGTCGGGTCACCCGCGATCAGGATAGCGATACGGCGCTGGAAGCGGCAAGCGCGACCACCGTTCTCACCAGAACCTTTCACGTTCTTCGGGCAGTCGCCGCAGTTGGAGTGCTGCTTGTTAGCGGCAGCGGCTTCCGGCTTATCGCCAAGGTTCGACCAGCAGTCAGGCAGCGTGGCCTTGGCATTGGGGTCGTACTTACCAGCGTAGTACGTGCGGCTGACCTTGGGCAGCGCGTCAACGATGATGGCATTGAACTCGCCACGGATGGCGTTGCCGATCTGCTCACCGTTAATCATGCGCTTGAAGGTGCCGTTGGTGTTGGTGGCGATGCGGCGCATGTTGCTGGTGGCGGCGAGGGTCTTGGCGAGGCCGGTAAGCTCCCGCTTCGATGCGGTCGAGACCGCACCTGCCTGCTTGAAGATGGTAAGATTGCTCATTGGTTCCTCACTTGTTAGTCGGTTTACGGACTTGGATAACGTACTTGCGGTCACACTGCAGCCCAGCCGGGAAGGCTTCGGGGTTCTCTTGCAGGAACTGCTTCATGTTGCCGTTGTGGATGCGCTGCTCCAAGAGTTGCGGCACATCGTTTTCCTTGATGAAGCGGTACATCGTTTCCCAGTCGCTCGTCCAGTAGCGGGCGGTGATGCGCCGACTGATCGTACCGCTGGGGGTCTTGATGCTGTCGGCGTTCTGCTCGTTGCAGATGTCCAGCAGCTTGTTACTCACGATGTCGAGTTGGTCCTTGAGGGCAGTTATCGCTTCCTTGTGCTGCTCCTCTTTCTCGTCGATGGCGGCCCGGATTTTCCGGTAAACTGCCACCATATCACTAACGGGTAGTTCGGTCTCGGTCATAGTTGCTCCTTCGCCCTGAGGCCCCACTAGAATATCCTAACATTTTACAGTGTCAAGAGGCATCCGTAGCGATTTGCCTGTACAGGTCGATAATTTTCTCATGGTTGGTGATGTTGTGCTGCAGCATATGATATAGCTTAGCCTCTACGTCACTACCCCGAATGTGGACGACGGTCATGTTGTGCTTCTGTCCCGGACGGTTGATGCGGGCGTTGGCTTGCAGGTAGGTCTCCACGCTCGTCACAGGTGCGTACCAGATAACAGTGTTAGCTGCCGTCAGCGTCAGCCCGTGCGATGCAGCCTGTGGCTGGATGATAAGCACATGCGGGTCCTTGCGGGTCTGGAACTCCTGCACAATCTCACTGCGCCGGTTCACCGGCACCTTGCCGTTAATCACGTCGCAAGAGATGCCTTCTTTCTCTAGCCTCTCACGCAGTAGCTGGATGGTATGTGTGAAGGGCACGAAGACCAGCACCTTGTGGCTACTCTCCTCGATCACTTCCAGCACAGCCGTCAGGCGGTTGCTGACATCGAACTCGATCACCTCGCCAGTGTCCGAATAGACCGCACCACCACTGATCTGAAGCAGCTTGTTGATCTTGGTAGCGGCGTTGACCGCACTGACCTCCTCGCCCGCTGCCTCGAACAGCATCTCGTCCTTGAGCATCTTGTAGTAGGACATCTGCATCTTGGTGAGCGGGGCTTCGCGCTCCATGTAGGTGACATCAGGCAGGTCGAGGCAGTCCTTCTTCTCGAACCGGATGGCCGGTTGCAGCACCCTGTGCACGATGCTCTCTGCCTGAGGCTTCGCTGCCCATTTGAACTGGGTGACCTTGTACATAACCTGATCCCGGAACGAGCCGTAGTACTTGGGACAGTTGTCGGGGTTGACCAGCTTAGCCAACCCATAGGCGTCTAGAGGTGATTGTGCTGCTGGCGTACCAGTAAGCATCCAAAGGCGCGGCTTGATAGCGCTAACGATGCGGTTCAGCACCTTCCAACGGTTGGTCTGTGCGTTCTTGTAGGCGCTAGCCTCGTCCACCACGATCAGGTCGAAGCCACCATTAAGGATGGCATCCTCTACCACAGCCAGCCCATCAAAGTTCAGGATGACGAACTCGTTGCCAGCGTTGATGATCTTCTCACGCTGCTTAGATGTACCGTGCGCCACGCTGCACGAGCGGTGCATAGCAAAGGTGAACAGGTCCTGTTGCCAAGCGGCCTTCATGATGGACAACGGGCAGAGGACGAGGACGCGCTTAATCTCGCCCAGCTTCATCAGGTAGTCCGCAGCCCAGATAACCGAAGCGGTTTTACCCGTACCCTGCTCGTTGAAGCAGAACGCTTTGTCGTTAAGGGTAAGGAAGGAGGCAGTCTCCTTCTGGTGGTCGAACGGCTTATGCTTGCCCGTCCACTTGTACCGTCCCTTGATCGGTGAGGGCGGGTTGGCCACGCCAAGCTGCATGAGTGCCTTGGTCTCCGTGAGACCCCACTTCACTGCTACTTCGTATGTATCCCCATCCCGCTTATATACCGCGCTTTTCTTGATGTTGTCGGTTATGATCTTGGGTTCGGTCGTTTTGACGAGTAGCACCTTATCGTCAACGCTTTGCATCACTTCTTCCGTTCTCGTTTGCTGATTTCTGACACCAGATTGTGCTTGCTGTCCCGCTTGAAGGAGCGGTTAGCCGACGCGCTCTCGACGCGCACACCCTGCTTGTTACTACCGCCCTTATCGAAGGCTACCTTGTGAGCGACATCCTTGCCGTCACCCTTGCTGACCTTGCCTTCCTTCATGAGCTTCCGACGCGCAGCGTTGCGGGCAGCGCGGTTCTTCTTCTGCTCAGGGCTAGCCTGATACTCGGCAGCGTTCTCGTACTTGCGGTCGGCCTTGTTCTTGTAAGGCATCGTTACCTCCTCGGGCGGTGATGTTCACACTTTACCACAGGGCACCACCCACACAAAGGGCCAGACTTGGGGTTCCAGACACCACTCTCAATCGCGGCCTCAAGTTGGTCTAGCTGCGCGTTGAACACGGACATGTACTGCGATTTCTCCGTTATCAGGTGGATTTTCTTCGGGAACTCGTTGCTAACCACGTAGGCCAAGCCCGACTTGATCTTCTTCACCTCGGGGAAGTGCACAAAGATGGCACCCGCCATCAGGTCAAGCTGCTTCATGTCCGCATATTTGGCGTTCTTGCCCGTCTTGTAGTCGATCATGTGGGCGGTCTCGCCGTTCACGATCAGCAAGTCTACGATCCCCCGCCACCACACGTCCTTAGCGAAGAAGCCGCAAGGCTCGTAGCCTTTGTCCGTAATGCGGACACCCAGTTTCAACTCGGTGTGCTTCTGACCGGGGAAGTTAGCCAGCGCTTCCACTACGCTAGCATATTGTTTGAACTTAGGCGGGATGGGTGTGCCGTCCTTGATGTACAACTCGGCAGCTTCATGGAAGTCGGTCCCGTACTGGGCAGCTTCCCCCGGCTCGTCCTTCACGTCCTTGACCACCTTCAGGTGGAAGTACTTCTTCGGACACTGCTCGAAGGTCTTTATGCTGCTGTAGGACCAAGCGGTCATAATGCTTCCTTTATCTGCCGCGCTGCGTTACGCACTTGGGCTATGGTGTTGAGCAGGGAGCGGCGCTCCCCCTCCTGCCTCTTACCGCGAGGGTATATACCCACAAGGCGTCCAGCAAGCTTCACCTTATTGTGTTTTGTACCTTCTTCAATCCCCCAAGGGAGGCCCGTCCTATCTAGGGCCTCCCGCAGTTCCGCTGGTAGTTTCACCGCACCTTGCCCTCCAGACGATCAGCCACCAACTTGGCGTAGCCAGCGATGTCGATCCAGCTATCAGCGTAGTTCGGATCACCATTCAGGATGCGCCCGATCTTGTGGAAGATCATGTCCAGTGCTTCAGCCTGATCGACATCGAAGGTCTTATCGTGCTGCTGTGCAAACTGGTGAGCTACCGCCTTGAGGCGCTGCGTGATACGCGCATGGTCTAGAAAATTCCCGTAACGGGAACCGCGCTCGGTCAAGAGTGCGTCTACGCCTGTCTCCTTAGCTTTCTCCTGCGGGACTTCTTCGGAGACAGGCTCAGGCTTCGACCGCTGCTTCCGGTAGTTGGGATTAGACGCCAGTTCCGACTCCGAGACCCCATACACATACATGGGGGCAGACCCAATCTTAGGTTCTTCGGTTTTGGGTACCATCGACCGCTTAACATTCCACGCATGGCCGTAGTTCATACCTACCATCGTTGCGACTTCTCCGACGCTGTAACCCTGCTTCAGCAGTTTACGCGCCTTGTCGCTTTTCGTCAGTTTACGCTTAGTCATTTTAGTTGCTCCTTACTTTAGGTTTCCGCCCGATTTCAAAAGGTCCCCGTTGTAGACGTAGGTCCCAACGTGGTCCAACTTCACGAAGGCATGGGCGTAGATTTTGCCCCCGTGTTTGCGAAACATCTCGCAAAAGTGGTAGTCCTCCGACAGCAGAGCGCCGCTGGCGTCGATGCTGGTAGCGAAGAACTCATAGGTCAGCGGCTTCTCGTACTCGCCGTCTGGCTTGATGAACGACGACACCCGGTAGGTCGGGACGTGCGGCTTGAGATGCTCAAACACACCCCGCTTGATGAGCATGAAGCCAGTGCCGCCGTGGCGCACCTCGATGACACCGCGCGCGTCGGTCTCAACGTGCTTTTCGTTCACCATGTTGAACACGAAGGCACCGCCGTAGTCGTGCAGGTCTTCCTTGCCAGCAGCCACTGCGCGCTTCACGCTATCCCAGTTCACTTCCTTCTTGGGGTAGATGCCGCACACGATGTCATCGTCCACAGCCAACAGGTGCGCCATAGCATCCCCATCGAAACCGATATCGGCGTCGATGAACATCAGGTAGTCGCAGTCTGTCTCTAGGAAGATACGAGCAAGCTCGTTACGTGCCCGCGTGATGAGGCTCTCGTTGGTCATATGCGCCCAGCGCACGTCGATACCCAGTTCACGCATCTTGTTCATGGTGGTGAGCAAGCCCAGAACATACATCCCAGTACACATGCCGCCGTACATGGGGGTGGCGATCATGACTTTGGGACGTTTGGTTGCTACCTTAACTTCGTCACTCACTTCATCTGCTCCTTCTTGTGCTGGTATACCTGCCGCGCAGCGGCGGCGAGGGTCACGCCAAAGTGGTTGGCGATCTCCTCAAAAGACTTACCCCCTACGTACATATCCCAAGCCACCTGCCGCTTTTCGGGCGTCCACCAGCCAGCAGGCTTGCGAGGGCGACTAACAATGTTACCTGTCATCCCCTCAGATGTCCTGCTCAACGAGGGTGTCATGCCCGCAACCGTAGATGAGGTCGCCCAGCCAGCTTGACCGGCACGTAGTGCAGACCTTGCGGAACGGTGCGCGCTTCGGAATGATCTTGATCTGCCCAGTGGCAGTCTTAGCCTTTGGCTTACCCATTACTTCTTCCTCACTGCGTACTGATAACCGATGTGAACGATGTCGAGCGACTCCGCGAAGGTATTCACAAAGAAGTCCACAGCCAGCCGGGGGCGGTGGAGGATGTCACGGCTCTCACCCCACAGGTAGTCGTCGAACACCATGATGCCCCCCTGCTTCAGCAGCGGCCATGCCATGCAGGCGTCCGTCAACACATCTTTGGCGACATGGCTACCGTCGATGTAGATGAAGTCGAAGTCTTTGTGCTCTTCGGGGTCTTTCAACCAGTTAGCAAGGTGCTGAACCGACGTACCCTTTAGCGGAAATACATACCTCTCAGCATAAACTGCCTTTAGGATGCGGCGATTAGTACTGAAGCGGCGCTCAGCCCTGCCCATATCTTCGTCGATATGTTCCTCGCCACCTTCCCAAGTGTCGATGCAGAATATACCGTCGCCATCCTGCATCATATTTTCCACGGTCCAGACCGCGCTGCGGCCCTCGAACGAACCGATTTCAAGGAAGGTGCGTTCCCCCGGCGTACCGGGAAGGAGCGGGATAAGCTGCTTCCAGACCTCCGGTGCCCATGCAAACCAGTCTTTAGTGAATTGATATTCGCTCATTTACTTCCTCCCAATGCCTGCTTGAGTTGTTCGTACAGGTTTTGCTCGTATTGATTTTTGCTGATGAACATATCCTGTTCCGCCACCGCCAGTTGCGCGCCGCTAATGTTGCTAAGGGCGTTTTGATACTGCTGCGATGGGTGCAGCGCCTTCTGCTGCTTCAGCGTATTGTAGCGCTTCTGTTCTTCTTCAAAGGCCCGACGCTCATCTGCGCGGCGTTGTTCGCCGTTGATTAGCTCATCCATCACCCGCTCATGGATTTCGCCTAGACGGATTTCCCGCAACCCTTTGTGGATTGCTGCCTTTTCGGCTTCGTTCCCCCCTTCGCTTATGTCTTGTAAATAGGCGTCCCAGCGGTTTATGCCACGCAGAGGAGACCTAATGCCGTCAGCGCCGCTTGCACCATACGTAAACTCCTCGGGATGACTCTCCATCCGCTTGAGTAGCAGCCGCACGACTGCGTGTAGTTCATCCGCCATAACTCTTTCCCATCTTGCTCTCACAGTTAAGAGGCAGGCCATCGGCCCACTTCGGTTTGATCCTCATGCACTGTTCGACGAAGGTGCGACCCTCCGCTGCCTCTGCATCTGGTACGATAGACCCAACGGCATCGTGCACGGTCATGGCGACCTTCTGGCGGCGAGAAATCATCAGCATCTGCTCACCGATAATGATGCGGGCCAGCGCCTGACAGACGTTCTCGATCAGTTTCCCACCGTAGAGACGGTTAGGGATAACCGCTCGGCCCTTCTTCTGGTCGTAGACGAACTCACGCCGACCCCTATCGCCGCTCACGGCTCGCAGGTTAGGGTACTTTAGGTATAGCCCGTTAGGCAGACGGATACCGAAGGCGTTGACCAAGACCACACCGTCCTTACCCAGCGGCGAAGTCGTACCGCTAAGTAGGGCGGCGATGGCATCTTGCCCTTCCTGCCATAGCTCCGGGATTTTCGGGTAGGTATCACGGTACACGTTGATGATGAACTCGCAGGTGGGTGGGCTAAGGTCCACGCCGAAGGTTTTTAGCTGCGCCTGAAACTTCTTAGCGCCCATGCCGTAGCCAGCGCCAAGGATGGTTGTCTTACCCACGAACCGTTCAGCATCCGTCACGTCCTCAACCGGCTTATTATAGATGCGCGAAGCCATGATTTTGTAAACGTCCTCACCATTAGTGAAGGCATCCACTAGGTCATCCTGCCCAGCCAGCCACGCCAAGGTGCGCGCTTCGATCTGGCTACTGTCGCAGTCGATGAAGGTGTAGCCCTCAGGCGCAAGGATGGCCTTCTTCAGCGGTGACTTGCGCGGCAGGTTCTGCATGTTCACCTTGTCGTCACCACCCCAGCGGCCTGTATGGGCAGCGTAGTAGCGCAAGGGGATTGGCAGTGTGCCACGATCTGCGATGTTGATGAACCGCTCGGTCCTTGTCTCTTCCAACGTAGACTTAACGCCTAGCCGCGCAGCGACAATGGCTTGCACCATCGGGTTATCGTGATCGAGCAGGTCCTTGAACGCCTCGTCACTCTTGGCGAAAGCGAAGGTCTCCTTGCCTGTCGTCGGGCTGATCTTCATCGGCACGTTCACCCCATGGAACTCCAGAAGCTCAGCCAGCTTCGGGTTGCTCATCAGGTCGGCTTTCTCGTAGTTGAGCTTACTCATAAGCTCCGCTTTGGCGGCCTGTACGCGGATGATGTGGTCGTTGAGGATGTCCTTATCCAGCCGTAGCACAGGCTCACTGAACATGCGGATCGTCAGGTCCACCAGCCGCTGCTCTAGCATGGGGAACTTAGGTGCCATGCACTCGAACAGACTAAGCGTTAGGTCGCAGTCGTTGCTGCAATACTCGCCGTAGCGGGCAAGCTCTTCAGACGTGAAGTCGATGCGCCGTTTGCCCAGCGCGTTAAGCACCTCGACACCCTTTTCGCCCACGTCATAGAACTCAGCCAACGCCCTAAGGCTAACCCCCGTCTCGTTACCATGTAGCGCACGAGCCATAGACAGCGTGTCAGCGATGCGCTTCGGGCGGATGTCGAAGTGCCAGTTGAGGATAGCCATGTCGAACAGGGCATTGTGTGCCAGCGCGATGGCGTTGTCCCAGTCGAACTGGTCAAGCCACTTCTTTGTCGCCGCCTTGGTCCCACTGAACCATTGCGCGTCGCCGCTACCGACCTTTACGGATACGCCGATAACCTCAAAGCGAGGGTCACGGATATATTCCTCGGTCGTAATCTTGGAGAGGCTATACGCAGGGTCGTAGTAGGTCTCGAAATCTATGGTGATTAGCTGCATTTAAGTCGCTCCGTAGCCTTCTTGTAGGCACCCAATTCATCGACTGCGCCCTCAAGTTTCATGGGTTTGCTGTCGTAATCTCGCTCGGCCCATGGCACGATCTTCACGATTTTGTACTGCATGTTCTCGTCATACTCACAGTAGACTGCCCATGACTCCCTGACCGACCTTTCCAACTCCTCTACCAAGAGGCGAAGCGCCTGCTCGTTAAGCGGCTCTGGTGACAGTTCCCCGGTCATGGCTTATCCCCATCGCGGTCGATAGCCCGCTTAATCAGTATGTAGCTAGGCACTACGATCAGTGCGACCACCGTCCAGAAAAGTATCGGGTCATGCATCACCCCTGCTCCCTCACCGCTGCCGCCTTTGTTTGCCACAAGTGGCCCTTGGCCCGCTCGGACAGCACCACTGGTCTCATCGTCCCATTAGGAAAGAGACGCCAGAACTTACGGTTGTGGATGATTACCTTTGAGTTGTCGGAGTTGCTCATACCTATGTTCTACTTCCCATACGGCGGCATCGACGATGGCCATCCAGCCAAGGATGACGACAACGGCGGCCACCACGCTCCAAGCTACCAGTCTCGCTATCATCACAGCTTCCCGACTCTCACTCGTTTTCCTCTAAAGTCAGCGTGTTGGGCATCAACTTGGCGATGCGCTGCACTTCCAACACAGCTTCAGCGTAAGCTACCTTAGCGGCGCGGATGCGCGCCATTGCATGGGTCAGCTCCTCTTCAACAGTAGGGGAAGGCGTCTTGCGCAACTCAAGTCCGAACAAACCCAACAATTCCTTCACTTCGTGTAGGCTCTTACGCCCGAAATTAGGGATGCGAAGGAGTTCAGCTTCCGATTTGGTTATAATGTCACGAAGGGTGTAGATACCCTCGTTACAGAAGCAGTTGAGTGGACGCACAGAGAACTCTAACTCCTCCACCCCAACGTCCAATGGGTCACGATCACCCAGTATCTTTTTAAGCCACAAATCCATCACCCAACTCCTTTCAGTTTGCGGACAAGCCCCGACACCATGTCCCAGTTAGTCTCGTCCGTTACCACTGCTACACCACCTGCTTGGCGGATGGTCTCAATCTCTCGGACTTGAAGGGTTGTCGGCTTGTTACCGCCTGCCTTGCACTCGATGGCTAGAAACTTCCCTGCCACGCAGCAGATGATGTCGGGGACACCGCTGCGCCCGTAACCGTGCGTAGCAGGGAAGAAGTAATAGACACCCTCGTCACGGAGGATTTTGACTACCTTGGCTTTGACCTTGCCTTCGGGGGTAAGTGCCATCGTTTGCTCCTTGGTAGCCATCGTACCATTACATTATACAGTGTCAAACGAAAAGTGTGGCGGCCTAACAATGTTAGTTGTCAGGGTTGGTCTGCATGAAATCGACCAGCACAGCGCGCATCAAGGGTGTGCGCCCTTTGTAGTAGTCCACCACCTTCTGCGGTAGCCGGATGGCCACCAGCTTCATGCTCTCGCGCTTCACCTTGTTGGGGCCACGCTGCCCCCGGTAGCGTTTGGGTTCTTCAGTCATTTGTATCTCCCCTGCCCTCTGTAGGCGATTTTGTCGTAATGCTTCTTAGGCATCCCGTGCATATAGTCTGGACAGTAAACCAGCACATCGCGCAGTGCTGCCTCCAGTTCTTTGACGCGCTCTTCTAAAGTCATGACAGCACCTCGTTCACTCGTCCGATGTTCACGTTGAACACGTTGGCAACCTCTTGCTGCGTAGCCTCAGGGTTCATATCCCAATAGTCACGGATGGCCCTAGCCAGCGCAGGGGTAAGAGGTTGTGATGTCTTAGGTCTCCGTCCGTTCTTGGATACCTTCTTCTTGTAGATGGTCAGCCCTTGGGCCTCCAGCTTAGCCACGATCTTCGTAGCCGTAGTGAAGTCAAAGCCGCCCGCTTCCATTAGGGCGAAGATTGCGTCGGGGTTCATTGATCTGCTCCTTGGGTAGACGACACGAAAAACTTATCCTTGCTCGTGCGAACGCCGTGGCCTTCCACATGCCTGTTGTTCTCGACCATCTTGAGGATGCCGATAGACCGCTTGATATGTGAAGGTAGGTGCTCGGTATCAAAGATACTTACTGCTCCGTTGATAACCACAACATACTCATCACCACGGAGTAGCACGGTGGCACCCTTGTTGTTCGTGTGACTGTCGTTGATTTCCTTCGTGGCCTTGAGCGCAGCGTAGGCTTCTTCCAAACCATCTAGCGATACTGGGCTTATACCTGCGTCGATAGCCTCTTGCTTTATGTGCCCCCAGTTGTTCATAGCGTAGGAAACCAAGAAGTCATTCATATCGGTAAACTTCCGATTGAACGTCGAACGATGGTAGTACGCAAGCGTGTGCACGGTTGATGTGGTGCCAGTCACTGCTTCCTTCACCAACTCGTTGAGGCTCGGGCCACGGAAGTTCTTCACGACCAGCTTGAACGCCTTGTTCACGTCATTGGTGCTGGTGTATGATCCGCGCTGCCTATCGTTGGTCATGCGGTCGTTGTCGATACAGATCACATCGCCACGAGCAGAGTAGCCCTTCCACACTCTACCTAAGTTGGTGTTACCCTCGTATACATCGAAATTAGCGACGACATACAACCCATCCTCCTTCGGGAAGCGTCGGTTCACATTCGCCACGAACTTCCACTTGGGTCGTGCCTCGGCCAGCCGTTTAATCAGCGGGAACATGAACGGAGAAACAGTAGTATCGGCAGATGAGGCCGTCGATGGGCGACTCCTCGGTATCTCAAGCAAGATGTTGGGTAGTTCCAACGGCATGTATTCGTTCTCAATCGCGTTCACTGTGCATCTCCCTTGCTTTTTTCCAAGCATCGAGCGCGTCGATAGCTTCGATCATATCGGTGTTGCCGGTTCTGGTATTGGGGCGGAAGTGCCCGTTAGAGACGATGAAGTCCTCGTAAGGCTCAACCCTAACAATGTTAGTCTTGAGTTCAGCTACATCGTACTCCAAGGTGACTACCCACAGGCTCACCAGTCATACCCCTTGAGGATGACGTCGAGCCTGCCCTTGAGGTTGGCACGGACCAACTCGTCGTCCTTGATGTCCTCGATGTCCACGCCGACAAGCGCTGACTCTAGCTGCCTACGTGCAGCCTCCAGCTTGGGGTCCTTGGTCACGTTGAGGTGCGTGAGCATGGCGCACATCTCCTGCGCGTTAGTGACGAACGTGTCGTGCCACCGCTTCTTGGTGTCGTCGTCGCTCTCGGTTAGCTTGGTAGACATAGCACCCAGCATCTTGTGAAGCTGGTCCCACGGGGTCCGCATAGCCTCGGCCAGACGGTCGTTGAACGCCGACTGATAGCTCTGCTCCATCTCAAGTATGTCCTGCTTTGGCAGGTCCAGACGGAAGTCGCCGCTCTCCGGCACGGGTGAGAACACCATGCGATAGCCGAACTTCTCGCGTACTGAGTCCGCGCTTGGGTAGTCATCCTGATTGAACAGGGTGCCCATGTAGTTGCTAGCGGTCTGCACAAGCGCGGGATAGTTCCCGATGAACGCATCGACCATCTGGTTGAACGTGTCGCGTCGGATGTTGGCCTCTGACTTGTAGTCGAGGAACAAGCTAGTCGGCAGCAGCCTCGCACCCTTGTCAGCCCACGGCAGGGTGCGGGTGTTGTGCCACAGGCGACAGCCAGCAGCGTAGTCGGCAATCTCCTTGCGGGCCGATGTGCCAGCCATCAGGTTCTTGCGGACCTGCGCTGCATCGCCTGACGTTGCGCCGTTAGAGGTAAGCACACCTTCGGTGGCTCCCTTGTCGAGTTTGTTGGCGGTCCACACGCTGATGTTCATCTCAACGAGGACGGCGGATGATGTGATGCTCATGGTAGTTGCTCCTTGGTTGTTAGGTGCAGACCGTCCGGTCTGCTATCCGGTGTTTAATTGTCTTGCGGCTTACCAGCCAGCTTGGCCACTCGGTACACTGTGTCGGGCAGTAACTGGATGGTGAAGCTGTCATCATTACCTGCCTCTTGGCCCCACACATGGTAGGAAGTGGCAGTGGGCGTGACTTTGTAGTTCCTCTTGACCTGATACATCTCAGCCCTGCCCATGATCTCCATCACTGCGACAGCATCGCTGATGTCCATCGCGTAGTTGTTGTAGCCTATGCGTATGAGTGCCTTACCCATCTGTGTTCTCCTCTCAATTATCCTTGATGTGAACCGTCTTACCCACAGGGGCAGTGATCTTGCTGCCGCGATATGAGTTACAAACCACCCACATGATGGGTGCATTCCAATCCGAACCCCAGTCATAGATTTCCCCGTCAGTCAGCATGATGATGCACTCTGGCTCGATCTTGTTGGTCTTGAGGTAGTGCATCATGGCGCAAGGGTCCGTGCCACCACCGCCCTTCGGCTTGGTCGAGCTAACAATGTTAGCCATATCGTCCTCACCATAGGTCTCGTGAGCCGCAACGTGCGCATCCCAATAGATGAGGTCGATCTTCTCGGGGCGAACGTCTTCGGCAATGGACTTCACCTCAGACAAGAAGCGGTTGATCTCCCTGCCACTGATCGAACCTGATGTGTCTACGCCGATAGCCAGAGAGCCGACACGCTCACCGATCATGGTGGGCATGTAGGTGTCAGAGCCAAGGAACCGACGATTGACACGCCGCCACGATGACGTGTCGCGGGCGCTGCAGATGGACTTGACGAACTCACGCAGCACCTCACGCCAGTCGATCTGCGGTTCAAGCAGGTCGCCCAGTTCGCGGGACATGTTGCCAGCCTTGTTGCCGATAGCCTTCTTCTCGGCCATCATGCCTTGACGGATGGCTTGGTCGATCTCGCGCTCAAGCTCCTTCTTCTCCTCAGGGTTGAGGCCCTTGGCACCATCCCAGTCGTGTTCGTCGAAGCCTTCGTCGCCGCCTTCGTCGCCGTCTTGCTCCTCTTGCTCTTGCTTGAGTATATCGAAGACTTGCTTGGCGTTCATGCCACGGAAGCGAACGTCGAAGCACCCAATGCGCTCACCTTTGGGGTCACGCGGGAATGCCACCCACTGCTCGGTCTGGTCGCTGTCCACGATCATCAGGTTGATGACGTAATCACAGGCCATGTTGGCGAGGCGCTTGTCCTCGTCCCACAGCTTGCGCCAGATAGTCAGGTGACGCAGCGCCTTGTGCATGTTCTCGTGCAGGATGACGAAGGCCAACTCCTTGTCGTTCAGGCTCTTGATGAACTCCCGGCCATACATCTCGTCGCGCCCGTTGGTGCAAGCGGTGGGGATGTCGTCGGAGATTTCCGTCTTGCCGACCATCATGATGCCCGACCACAGCGCGAACTTGGGGTTGCGCATCAGGTCGATCTTGACCTTCTTCAGCCTACGCTCAACCTTGTCTTTCTGTTCAGCTAACATTGTTAGTTGCTCCTCGTTGAAGTTCTTTGACCTGCTTGAATACGTCTATCTCGTCCTTGGCCCACATCTTGATGTCGTGCGGCCAACCATTGATCCACAGCGTCACCACCCAGACCATCGGGTCCTTCGGTGTGCGCTTCATCTCGGCAAGCTCTACCTTCTTGCCACGTAGGGTGGGGGGCGGCGTCAGATTACGCCGCCTCCGGTTCATGATGTCCCTGCTCACAGCAGGTCTTCGTTCTGCTCCAGCCAGTCAGCGAACGCCTTGTTGGTGAAGGCCATCGGCTGCTTGGTTGCGTTGGCGCACAGGTTGATGGCGAAGCAAGCCTGCCACTCGCTGTCGAACCGCTCCAGATACTGCATGAACGGGGTCAGCGACTGCTTATCGACCTTCTGGATGGCACCGAACACAAGCACTGCGGATGCGCCAGCAGACGTAGGCACCTGTGCCGACTT